CCTCATTGCTGACCGGGATGGGGAAACGCTGATGGACCTGCGACGTGAATACTGGTGTGGAGGCCACAACCCTCCGTAGGAGACGTAATGAATAACTTGGCGTGGACTGTTCTTACCAATCTCGTCGGGAACAGCATGGCCTTTGCAGATGCCAAGGCATTCGTTCTCGCCTACTACGTTCTGCCCGGAGACCAGGCAGCGGCGGCCACTCTCATCGACAACGCTGAGACGGACATCGAGACCCTCGCGGGCGATGCGCCTATCGACCGAGATGCGTCCTGGTACCAGATTAACGGCCCCTACCAGGATGAGCTTCCCAGCAACGCCGGGCAGCCTAACCCGTCCTACACCGGAGCGGACGTCGACAAGGTCCTGACGGTCGGTGCGACGGGTCTGGTCTTCACGACTGGCGGTGGCGGTGGTGGCCTGGCGGGAGTTGGGGCGTTCGACACCACCCCAAACGCTGATGGTCTCTCAGTCACTGGTTCGGACGTTTCGCTTTCAGCGGCAGACGCGACGCACCCTGGTGGCGTGGCAGCGGCTGACCAGGACTTCGGAACCTTCACCCGAACCATCGCCGGAATTGTGTTGAACGCTCTCGGCTTCGCCGGTCTGGGTCGAGGCATCACGTTGAACACGGGTTGTTATATCGGTGAGTTCGGGGGAAACACTAATCTCGGTTACAACGGTGCGGCAGCGGGACATCTCCAAATCTCTGACGGATTTGGTGGAAATACTCTGGACCTGGGTCGGCAGGGCGGGAAAACCACTCTGGATTTGAGTGGAGGCACTGACACCACTGCAATCAAGCTGAAGTCTCCGGACGGCACTGTCTACACCGTAACCATCGCCGACGGTGGGACCTGGAGCATTGTCTAAATGGCTTCTCAGGTCGACATCTGCAATCTGGCTCTGGGCCAGATTGGGGCCGACTTCATCACCTCCCTGACCGACCCGACGCTCAACGCGAACCTCTGCAATATTAATTATCCTCTAGCCCGGGACGCGGTGCTGGAGGACCGGGACTGGACCTTCGCCACCAAGGAGGTCCAGCTCGTCGCTATCGACCCCACCACGGTGGTCATGCCTCCGGAGTTCGGACGTGTTTACGCTCTGCCCGACCAGTGTCTTGTTCTCATTTACTGCTTTATTCCCAGCGCCACCGCCTTCCCCGACGGAGCGCTCATCAACATCGACCCTACCAGCGAGCAAGCCGTCACCCGACCCAGCTGGAATCGGTTCGAAGACAAAATCTTCAGCAACACCTCCACCCTCTACGCCCGGTACCTGAAGCGCATCGAGAACCCGGCGGAGTTCACCACCCAGTTCATCCAGTGCCTGGCGACCCGTCTGGCTTTCGAGCTGGCGATGCCCATCACCAACAAGGTCGAGCTTCAGGAACAGAAGTGGAAGGAGTACCAGCTCAAGTTGACCTCGGCGTCCATTCGTGACGGCCGACAGGGGACGCCTCAGGTTCTTCAGGCTTCGAAGCTCACGCAGTCGAGGTACTAGTGCCCTTCTACCCGTACCAAGGCAGCTTCGCTGGCGGAGAGATTTCGTCTCGTCTCTACGGGCAGACCAGCTCGCCCTGGTACAAGAACGGGGTGGAGTTCTCCGAGAACTTCCTCCATCTTCCTCAGGGTCCGGCACGGTACCGGATTGGGTCTTCCTTCCTCACCCCGGCAGCCCAGAACGGGAACATCAGGCTCATCCCGTTCAACGTTATCGGTCCGGCGGGGAGTCAGTCCACTCCGGACTTTTGCCTGGAGTTGACCGCTGGAGAAGCCAGACTGCTGAACGATTCGGGTGTCGTTCAACTCTCTGCCAGCGGTCAGCTCCTCCTGAACAACGACTTCACCGGGGGCACGGCGAACTGGACGACTCAGGGCGGCTACACCTACTACGACTGGATGGGGAGCCAGGCACAGGTCACCCTCATCATCCCGGAATGGGACTCGGGTGGCGGAGATGGGGGAGGGCCGATTCCGAAGCCTCCGCTTCCTCCACCGGTCGTCTCTCCGCGCATCTGGCAAAAGCTCACGGCGGTCGCTGGCGGGAGCTACCGACTCCAGGTCAGCTTCCCTCCGCTCTCCACGGCGCAGCTGGGGCTCTACACGCCGAAGCAGGTGACCATCCGCGTGGGGACCACCCTGCACGCAACGGACATCTACACCAGCGCTGGTCACTACAACGATTCGGTGGACGTGAACATCACGGTCCCGGGACTCAGCTCGGATGTGTACGTCGAGTTCGGAATGACGGGCGGTCCGCTCACCTATGCCGAAGCGGTGACGGTCAACTTCCCTCGGCTCAGCAGTGCTTCCACGGGTGATGCAGTCCTCACCGGTCAGCCCTGGACCGAGGACATGCTCCCCGGAATTCAATACGCTCAGGACATCAAGTACGGGATGGTCCTGGTCCACCCGCTGATGCCTCCCCAGAAGGTCATTTACACCGGAGCGGGTTTCAGCATCGCCCCCATCGTCTTCACTGACCCGCCTGCCGATTGGGTTACCGGCAACTACCCGTCTTGCGTGGACATCTGGCAGTCGCGCCTCTGGTTGGCCAACACCCCGGATGAGCCCACCACGATGTGGGCATCTAAGGTGAACAACTACGTCGTCTTCACCGCTGGGACCAACCCGGACGACCCCATCGAGCTGACTCTTGCGACCAAGGGCTCCATCAAGTGGATTCGTGGCAAGCAAAGTTTCCTTATTGGTACGGAGCTGCACGAGGATGTGGTGGTGTCGGCTACTCAGGTTGTCTCGTCGCAGGATGCGCAGCTCATTCGGCAGAGCGGGTACGGGTCGGCTCCGATTCAAGCGCAGGAGATTGGAGACCAAGTCCTGTTCGTGAGCCGGGACCAAATCAAGCTGCGCAGCTTGAACTTCAATTTTGACACCCAGGCTTGGTTGGCCCACGACATCTCCTACTTCGCGCAGGGCATCACTCTTCCTGGCATCACCGATGTGGCGTATGCCCGAGACCCTGACAACACCGTCTTCGTATTAATTACGGACGGCACCATGCGGATGTGTACCTACGACCGCTTGGCGGAGGTCACTGCCTGGTCCCGCTGGCGTACTCAGGGGCAGGTGAAGGCTATCTGCGCCACCATCGACCCCACCGGAACCACCATCTGGCTGGCGGTGAACCGGAACGGAACGACCTTCATCGAGCAGATTCCCCCCTTCACGGTCCAGACGCCCATCTACCTCGACTCCTACGTGGAGGCGGTCCCGACGGTCTACACGCCCGTGGGAGAGACCACTAACCGGCTGTCCATTCCTGCCGGTTCCCACCTGGAAGGCTTCCTGGTAGGGGTGGTGGTGGACGGCTCCTACTACGGGCAGTACCCAGTCGCGGGTGGCCTGGTAGATATTCCGTTCGGTGGCTCGACCGCGACCCTGGCCCAGGTGGGTCTGGTCTACACTGGGACCATTCGAACGTTACCGCTGGACGGCGGAGTGATGTACGGGTCTTCCGCTGGTCTCAAGAAGAGTCGGACCAAGATTTACCTCCGACTCCTCCCGGGGAGCGTCATCCCGTCTATGAACGGGCAGATTCCAGCGAGCCGGTTACCATCCACCCCGATGAACACCAACGCTCCCATTCCCGATGAGGACTGGGACCAGCGAGTGACCAACGTCGGGTGGGACAACTACGGTAGAGTCACCATCATCCAAAACATTCCGTTCCGATGCGACGTAGCTGCAGTGTTCGGGCGCGCGGAAGTCGTCCAGAACTAGGTAATTAATATGCCTGTAGTTTTCGGAGCGATAGCAGCGGCAGGGGCTCTCGGGTCCCTGTTCGGTGGCATCTTCGGCGGGAGCGCCAAGAAGGATGCCATGTACGCTGGTGCTCAGCTGACGGATGAGCAAGCACAGGAGACCGAGCTACAGACCCGGGAACAGGTCCGTCGCTTTGACCTGGAATCGGGTCAGAAGATTGGTGGTGCTCGGGCAGCGGTCGGCGCCTCTGGGTTTGCTTCCGGCGACGGGATGGGTCACACCACCGGGTCGATGAACAAGTACGTGGACTTCCTCTCCAGCGAGCTGGGGAAGGAGTCTTCGTGGATGCTCCGCTCCGGTCTGATGAGCGCAGAGTTCCAGCGCAAGGCGGCTGACGTGCAACGGCAGTCGGCGGACGCGGGTCTCTGGGGTGACGCGCTCAGCGGAGTGAGCGGGTTCCTCGGTGGTCTCGGAAACGCGGGCAACATTGCCTTTGGGAAACCGTGAAACTACCTGAGTTCCAGACCGGACCGACCCAGTCGGTTCGGGGCATCGAGGAGGCGCGGGACGCGCTCATCCAGCTCGGCCACAACCAGGAGCGTGCCTGGCAGGCCGGAGGCCAGGTCGCGTCGACCGTGGGCAGCTGGGGCCTAGAGATGGCCCGGTCACAGTCTCAGGTTCAGCACGCGGAAGCTCTGGCTACCTTGGCTGAAGCGGACGCCAAGGCCACTCGGGAGAATGCGCAGAAGGTCATGTACTCCACCAAGGAGGTGGAGGACCTCTACCCCGAAGGTGTTCCCGATGACGTGAAGCAGCGCGTCGGAGGTTTATACAGGCAGCAGGGTGAACCGGAAACCGGGGAGATGACCCAGGTTGAGAGGAATGACATTCCCGCCTGGGCCATCAACCCGGAGCGGTACAAGAAGAAGATGGACCTGGCGGTCAAGGAAGCGGGTGACAGAATCTCCCTTCCCGGGTGGAAGGACTCTTTCGTTCGTGAAGCCTCCAAGCAGGTTGCAGTCGAGTACCAGAAGCATGTGGCGGTGGCGCAGAAGGAGATGACGGACTGGAAGAACGCCAAGCTCGACAACACCGCAATCAAGCTCGCCAACAGCGGGAACTTCGATGCGGCCAAGGGCATCGTCAAGCTGATGGACCTCCCTGAGCCGAAGCGGGAGGAGCTGCTCCAGAAGTACGACCGAGCGCAGTCGTTCTACCAGGTGAACAAGCCGCAGACCGAGCAGGACCTGGTGGGGATGTCGAACATCATCGAGGGGCTGAAGTCGAATGAGCCCAAGTTCGCCTACACCAACGGTAAGGGAGAAGTGCAGAACGTTGACGTGACAAACCTTTCTGAGCAGGAGCGGAGGGGGCTGGTCAAGGAGATGTCCAGCAACCTCCGTGTCCTGCAGAACGTGGATGAACGGCAGGCGAAGAAGGAGCAGCAGGCACGGAACTGGAGCTACGAATCTCAATTCCTCGATGCCTACACGCGCGGGGATATGAATACTGCGAAGCGGTTGGTGACTCAACCGTTGCCAGGGGTCGACCCTGGCCTCCGCAAGCAGCTCATCGGGATGCTGGAGAGCGCCAACCGACCGGTCAAAAGTCAGACGGAAAAAGATGAGTCCAATCTGGCGGTATCTACTCTCCGGGATGTTTTCGATGAAGCCGCGCGTGGAGAAGCGCCGTCAGTCAAGAATCCTTGGACTGGCGAAATCATGGATCCGGATGACATTCCAATTAATGATTTCGCGACGAAATTCCACATCCCAATCGCCGAAGTGAAGAAGTGGAAGGAGATTCAGCAAGCTCACCGAGACGGGGAGCCGATTGAACCCGTTCGCGCGGACGTGAAAGAGGCGGCTGCCTACGTCACCGACACCCTGGGGTACAAGCCCACGGACAAGAACGTTAATTCGCTCATGGTCAAGGCAAGCATCAAGAACGCCTTTCTCCAGGACCTCCGGAGCTACGAGAAGCAGCATGGTGGGAAGCTGAAGTCGACTGAGATTCGAGAGTTCGCCACCGAGTGGGCAGCGAATCGGCAGACCAGCAAGACGGTCTCCACCTGGGGCGGGCTGAGTTCGGACACGGTGCCCGAGAGCCACACTCCACTCTCCGATGTTCCCCCGTCCTGGATTCCCCAGATTCAGCGGGTGCGGAGTCAGTACGCGACCAAGTACCCTCAACTCACTGCCGGCAACCTGGACGCCATCTGGGACGACCACCTGAAGCCGGTGGTGGATGTATTCGATGACGCCTGGAAGGCGACCAAGAATTCAGAACAGGTCCCCACGGCCAAGGAGAAGATTGAGACCTCGGCCTTCGTGGACCTCCATCGGGATGAGCTGGCGGGCTGGCTCCGGACAACGTACCCCCAGAAGTTTCGCAACCGGAAGCCGACCGACACCGAGCTATTGCAAGCCGTCTGGCTGAAGCAGAACAAGCTCAAGGAGAACCCGTTTGCCAGCCGATGAAGAGGACGTAGACGACCCCACGGAGGCGCCCCCGCTTCCGACGGGTATCGACGTCCAGGAGCCTGACCCGCTGCAGTCGCGGCTGGGCACGGCTCTGTCCACCGTCCGTGAGCGTGGGCGGAACCCTCTGGCTGCCAAGCGGGCACTCGACTCGGCGTTGCCGAAGAACTCCACCCCCGCCGCTCGGTTGAACGCGGAGGACGGGGCAGCAGACCCGCCGAACCCCCTGACGTTCATCAAGCGGGCACCGGTCACCGCGCGGAAGCTGGCGGACTCCCCGGGGACCGCTGCAGCTTTCGCCTCGGACAACAAGACGCTGGACACCCTGGCTTCCATGGAGGAGGCGTTCAAGGGTGACTTCAACGAACAGCGCCAGGTCAAGGAGAACACCGAAGCAGCTATCAAGCAGCAGGACGACGTAATCAATTCGCTCTGGGACATCATGAAGGGGTCCTGGTACCGGAGTCGGATGACCAGCATCCGGGCGGACCAGGCTCTTGGAATCACCAAGTGGGATGACCCCGACGCCCAGCTTGAATACGACAAGTACCAGAAGAAGTACGAAGAGACCGTCGAGAAGTCGAAGCTCCCGGAGGTGGTCAAGAACACCGTGGAGATGGGAGGTGCTCTAGCAGGGCAACTGGCGACAGGGACTGTAGCGGCTGCAGGAACTGCGGCGCTCACTGCTGCAGCCGGTCCGGAAGCTGCAGTCCCTAGCGCTGGCCTCGCCTTCCACACCGCGATGTCGGCCCGGATGGGTTACGACGCTACCGGGGCAGCGTTCGACAAGGCGCTGACCATGAAGACGGTGAACGGCGACCCCATCGACCCCCAAGTCGCGCGAGGCTACGCCATCTCGGTTGGGGTAATTAATACGCTCGGTGCCGAGCTGGGCTTCAAGTACATGGGCAAGGCCCTCGGTCCCATCTTCCAGAAGTTCGCTGGAGAGGGAGTGCCGGGACAGGTGGTCCTGGAGCGGTTGGCAGGGTGGGCACTCAAGAAGCCTGAGTTCCGTTCCGACTTCCTGAAGATTGCCGACGCTGGAGTCAAGGGCGCACGCATCAATGCTGCCTTCAGTCTCCTGAACAAGATTGCAGAGATGGGCACCCAGAACGTGCTGGCTGCCCTGGGTAAGGAAGTTCCGTATGCGGAGACCTCCGACACCCCCTGGGAAGACAGCGCTCTGGTGGAAGGCTACAAGGAGGCCACCTCGCTGGAGGGTACACTTCTACCCGGCTTCTTCCTGGGTGTAGCGGGTGGCGGTGGCTCCGCGCTGCTCGGGAAGGGTAAGCTCGCTATACAAAAGCGAGTACTCGCCACCGACTTCCGGACCAAGGGCGTTCCAATTCTCTGGGAGTTATCCGCTGGTGAAGCGGCCCAACAAAATCCGGAACGCCTCAGGGAAGTGGTGAATGCAGTCCAGGAAGCCCACGGCGACCCAAACACTCATGCAACAGTTGCAGTCCCACCGACGGAACTGCGGCAGTCAGTGCCCGGTGCTGTGTCATCTCCTGTCGTCGAGCGCAGCCTCCAGAAGGCGGAGCAGACCGGACAGGAAGCAATCCTACCTACCGCCGACTATGCGGCTGAGGTCAAGACCAAGCCTGGTGCCGAGTCCCTTGTAGGGCACGAGCGGTTCGGGGACACCTTCACTCTCGATGAGCAGAAGGAGCTGTCCAAGTTCCAGCGGGAGCCCAGTGAGAAGGACCCGGTTGAAGAGGACACCAAGAAAATAGCGAAGGACCTGGAGGCGAAGTTTTCCGCTAGCGGGAAGCTGCCTTCGGAAGCCAAGACAGTTGCGAATCTGTACGCCCAGTCGATGCGAACCGCGTCGCTGGAGCGAGCAAAGTCACTGGGTGTCGAACCCACAGTGTTCGAGGACTACGCAAAGAGTCCGGTGGAGGTGGCGGGGAGCCGTGACAATGCCGCGCTTGCGTTCGAAAAGAAGCTCAAGTCAATCGTATCGGAGGCGCGGGGAAGAGAAATCCGGAAAGGCTCCGGGACCGAGAAAGCCAAGAAGGAAGAAGCACAGGGGCCCGTCAAGGCGCCGCTCGAAAAACTCCGTGAAGCGGCGGAAAAAACTCTTGGTGAAACGTTCCTTGCTTTCCGAGTTGAGGGGAAGGAGCGACCGGGAGGCGACCTTCCTGAAGGACGAGCTTTCCTCCGAGCGGAAGCCGCTCTTGCCAAAGCTACCAAGGAAGGAAAAGACGTCGTCCCCGTCTTCATCCGCCCCGGCGAAATCACCGGAGCCGACCGAGGAGTAATCAATACTGGGCCTCTGGCTGCCGAACGAGCGGTAGCCATGGACCCGGAAGCGGTCAAGACCTTCCACACTGGAGAAGGAGTCGAGGCTCGGAAGCAGGGGCAGAACGAGAAGAGAATCGCCGGGACCATCAAGGAGCTGGGGAAGTACAAGCTCATCACCCAGTCGGGGTGGGCGGACAAGTCCACCCTGCTCCATGAGATGGCGCACTACATCTCTTACCGTTGGGGCGAGCTGGTCCCCGAGCGGATGGCGGCCATCGATAAGTGGCTGGGCCATGAGCCAGGGACCGACCTCACCTCTGCTCAGGCAGAGAAGTTCGTTGACGGGATGGAGAAGTATTTCCAGGAAGGCGTCGCTCCCAACGAAGGGCTCATCGACACCTTCAGCACGCTCTCCCGGTGGATGAAGGGCTCGATGGAAGGGCTGGCCCGGGAAGGCGTGCAGTTCGACCCGGAAATCCGGAAGATGATGGAGCCGATGTTCGCCATGCAGGAGGAGACGGACCACGTCTCCAAGGTGCTTGGCTACGACATGGCCGATGCCTTCGAAGGTGTTCTCCAGACCAAGGAGGAGATGCTCGGCTACCGCGAGGCGGAGAATGAGGCTCGCCGGGAGCTCTATACCAAAATTCCAAAAGCTGGCTCCGCCGAGGCCCGGACTGCGCGAGCGGAGCTGGTGGACAATCGTGCTCGGGCAATTACCGAAGTCACGATGAACGACATCAACAATCTCCGGGAGTGGCTGCGTACCGGCAACACCCTGGACGGTCGAGAGTACGGCATCGACCACATGAAGTTGAATTATGACGATGTCCGGATAGAGGGCTTCGACCCCAAGGAGTTCGAAGGGCTAGTGGAGAGCAAGAGCGACAAGCTCATCGGGTACGCCCCGGAGGAACTGGCGGCCATCCTCGGAACCGGGGGGACCGGTCGAGAGATGCTGGAGCGGATGCGCTCTGCCGAGGACGTGAAGACTCAAATCGAGGACCGCACCCAGGAAATCTTCAAGGAGCGGCACCCGGAGTTCAACGACCCCCGGGACTGGGCCCGCTCTCAGGGGCTCTTGCTCGCTCAGGGCAAGGCGTTCGAACGACTGCAGAAGTACAGGTATAAAATTCTCGCCAAGCGCCTGGGGGTGAAGCTGAGCGACGGCTTCATCGACTCTGCCCTGGACGCCACGGTGCGCGACTACATGCGCGACGTGAAGGCGAAGGAGCTGAGTCCAGCGGTCGCCTTCCGGGCGGAAGCTAAGGCGACGATGGAGATGAAGCGGGCAGTCGGGAAAGGAAACTTCGACGAGGCATCCAACCAGGCCCGCCTGGCTCTCTTGAACAGGAAGCTCTTCCTTGCTCTCACCGAAGCAAAGACGGAAGTTACGGATGCTGTCTCGGACCTCAAGGACCTCGCGAACAACGATTCTCGACGTACTCGTATTGGACGTGCAGGCCCGGAGTACCTGGCGGTCATTGACCATCTGCTTACTGGGCTGGGCTTCAAGGAAGCTCCGCCGGGTCTGGACATCAATCAAGCGGCTGGGCTGAAGGACGCCTCCGACGCTTCCCTCCGGGCGGCGCTCCAGAAAATTCATGAGCGCGGGGAGTCCTTCCCCCTCGATAATCAATTCGCCGAACCCGGGGGTCTGCAGCCTTGGCAGCGGATGGAACTGCCGATGCTCAAGGAAGCCTTCGCTGCCATCGAGACGGCGGAGTACCTGGCGAAGCAGCGGGACGCGGTCATCTGGAACGGCAAGCGGGTGGCTCGGGAGGAGATGGACGACTACCTTTCCGATAAAATCTTGAAGTCCGCTCCCTGGGAGAAGGTGGAGGACCTCTCCAAGTCTGATGTTCGTCCGGGCACCATCAAGAAAATCAAGGGAGCGATGGCTTCCCTGATTCGCCCGGAGTTCATGTTCAAGGTGTTCGGCTCGGACGTGGACCGGGTCATCAACCAGCCGATTCAGGAAGCGCTGAACCGGGTGGAGGCAAAGGGAGAGCGGGCCCGGACGGCGCTGGAGAAAATCCTCCGAGGCTCAGCCACCGAGAACGGACGGCTGGAGTCCCGGGTCCACAACCCCATGGCGGACCACGGGGCGGGTCGCGAGTATTCCCTTCGCGAAACGCTGATGCAGCTCGCCTACTTCGGGGACGCTCGCAACTGGGAGGTCATGGCCCGGGGCGAGGGGATGACCCACGCGCAGTACAAGCAGTGGTTTCAGGACCTCATCAGCCGAGGCACCATCACTGCCAAGGACATCCACACCGTCAACGACCTGGTGGGGCTGACCGGCTCCCACTGGGACGCGGTCCGGGAGACCAAGTACAAGGAGACCGGGCAGAAGATTGACCCGGTGGATGCCAGGCCCGAAGTATTTATTATGCCCGATGGGAGCACGGAGACTCTCAAGGGTGGTTACGTCCCCACGGTCTACGACTACGAGCGGGCCCGGGTTGCCCGTCCTGCCGATGATGTGAACTCTCTGTTCTCTCCGGAGCAGAAGAGGGCGGGGCTTCCCAAGTCCTTCACCCTGGCTCGCACCGAGAGCGGTCTCGCGCTCCCCCTGGATTACGACCTCCAGAACGTGGCTCGGCACCTGGCAGACGTCATCCGCTACACCGAGATGTATGACTCGCTGACCCAGGCGAAGGTGGCGCTGGAGAACCCCAAGACTGCCACCGCCATCATCGAGCAGTACAGCATGCCGGTGTACCAGCAGTTCGACGCTTGGCTTCGGGACCTGGCGAAAGGCGCAGGCTCGGAAGTCCCCCCTGGACTGAACGGCGTCAGCAAGTTCATGGGGTATTTGAAGTACGGAACCAACCTGAAACTTTTCGGGTGGAAGTTTGCAACTGCAATCCCCCAGCTCACGGGTGCCATCGCCGGCATCAACGACGTGGGGTGGAAGAACTTCGCCATCGGCTTCGGCAAGGCGTTCGACCCGGCAGAGCGAAAGCGGGTGTTCGAGACTTCCGGTGAGGTGAAGACCGCGCTCCACATGCAAGACGCAGCGATGCCTCAGGCTGCGCTGGACCAGGTGTTCGAGGAGACTGCTCCGGAGTTCCTTCGTCGCTCAGAGGCGCATGTCCAGAAGTTCGTCAAGCAAACTGCGTTCTTCTGGATGAAGTGGTTCACTCAGCAGTCCTCGATGGTGAACTACCTCGCGGGCGAGCAGAAGGCATATCAAATTCTCGGCAAGGAAGCTGAGGAAGCCGTCGCCGCTGGGCAGAAGCCCATCATGCCTGGCACCCCGGAGTACGAAGCACGGGTGAAGCACCTCGCGGACCAGGTGGTCCGGACCGCCGACTCCAGCTCCAGCTTCAAGGACCTCCCCCAGTTCTTCCGTCACAACAAGTGGGTGTGGAGCTTCCTCAACCTGGCTGCCGGGTACTCGAACAACATCTACAACCATCTTCACAACATGGGGTACGAATTCAAACGTGGCGACTACCCCAAGATGGTTGCTCATTTTCTGTATGTTGTCGCTGCCCCAGCACTCGCCACGGCGGCCCTTGGTCGCGGACTGTTCCCTGCGGCAACTCAGGGCAGGGATGACAAAGATGATTACAAGTGGGCGGTGGCCAATGGGGGCACCGCAGTTGCTCAGACCGTGCTTCGTTCCCTCCCGGGAGTAGGGGACCTCGGTCTCGATGCGGCGAAGCACTTCATGGATAAGACTCCGCTGAAGGACCACCTGGAGTTCTTCGGTGCTCGCCCGCTGAGCCTTCCCATCGTGGATGACTTGGAGCGCTTCGGAGACCTCGCCGGGACCTACTGGACCCGGAACGCCAAGGACAAACTCCATGGTGACG